TATAACTTAATTTCGTGTATACATACATAATATAAAAAAGAGCTTAGCGTTAGCCAAGCTCAAATTTAAAAAAATATATATTTCTGTTAGAAATTTAACACACAGTAATCCATTCCAATTGTCATGTCGATATTCATTGCTTCACCATCAGTATCCCAATTCATATCAGCAAATGAAGCATCTTTAATGAATGCACCTTTTATAATCCATTCTGAAACTACATCACCTACAGGACCTAATACATCAATAGTTAAATCCTTTTTATAGAAATCACTATATCCATCTCTACCAGTTACTGATTCATGGTGTAATCTAACCCATTCCATTACTGCTTGAGCACCTGATGGGGTAATTGGATCAAATAACTGCATCGTAATATCATTCCATCTCAGCTTACCTTTAACTTTTCTATAAGTGTTGATGTGGTTTAATGTAATTTCATCTTGTGAGAACCCTAACCCACTAACACCTTTTATAATATATGATGGGAAACCATCTACGTACATGATAAATCTATTAGCTACTTTTGGCTCAAAAGCTGTGAAAAATATTTCGTTTGGATCTAATACTGCCATTTTATGTTTGTTTTATTTTTTATTCAATTATAAATATTATACTTTCTAATTCTTATGCAGGAAATTCAGCTCCTGTTGGAAGAATGTTGAAATCTAGGTATATAAATTCTGCCGTTTTAGTTGGTTGAATGTATATAGCACCTCTTAATTCGTTTCTATCGATTACATCGGGACCATTGTTTGAATCGTTCATTACAACTTTAAACGCATATAAACCTTGTCTTTGTTGTACTGACTCCAAATATGGGTTAACTTGGCTTAAAAATATATTTCTAGTAGCTGCCGTATTTTGTTCAAATACTAAAGTATCAGATATTTGTGTAATATAATTTTTAAGTGCAATTAACAATCTTCTAACATTTACTCTATCTAAAGCACTTGCTGTATTTTGTAATGTTTTCTGTCCAAATACTACAACTCCTCTTCCTGGGAATGTTGCTATTGGGTTAACTTTACCTTGATATAAAGAATCTCTGTTAGATTGGGTTAATTTTCTTTCAGCTTGAATTACTTGACCTAATCCACCTCTATTAATACCTGCTGGAGCAAACCATGCTTCTGCTGTTCTATCATTATTAGCATAAACTCCTGGAATTAATGTTCCTGCTGGTACCCAAACTCTTTGTCCAGAATCTGGATCTGTTACCATACACCATGGCCAATATGAAGCTGCATATGATGTATCTTGAGCAGCTGCTGTTGTTGTTGTTGCTGTTATAGATGAATCATAAGCTTCAAGATCTAGCACTATAATATTATCACCTCTATTTTCAGTATTTGCAATTAGAGTATTTAATGTTGAGCTATAATCTGATTGATATAATCCTGGAGTTGATATAAGATTGTATTTAAAATCATCTTTATTAGCTAATAAATTAATAGCTGTTGTATAATCACTTCCTACTAATCCTTGAGTATCTGCTCCTGTAATTTTATCATAATACTTTCCAGTTCCGGTTAATATAGTTCCTACAGCATCCCCAAATGAACCTGATCCTGCTACTGGGATAGAAGCTGTATATTGAGGCTTTGCTACTCCACTATTATCTAAATAATCGGGTGTTTTAAAGTTTACTGATTTTACTCTTACATATCTTGAAGCGTTAGCAAATGATCCAGTTGTTTGTAAATAAACATCTGTTCCTGATCCTCTTACTACTTGCTTCTGGTCACCTACTATTCTAGAAATATAATTTGATGATTTTGGATCTAATGATACATTATTAAAACTTTCAAGTACTGATTTTGATCTTGTATTATCATTACCTTGTCTGATAATTACACTAAATGTACCAGTTGCTGTATTTGGGGAAACTATCTCCCATCTTAAGTTGTCTGAGGTACCATTTGCTAAAGCACCTTGAGCATTTTCTGCTCCTGTACTATTCATAATTATACCTTCACCTATTGTTTCTAATACGAAAGCATTTGAGTTTATAATATTTGCGTCTACTAATGTTAGAATTAAGTCAGCTGTTGGGGTACCTATAGCTGCTGCTGCTACTGTAACTGTATCACCTACATCATACCCAGTTCCTTCTGTTACTACTGCTACAGATATAACTTTCACCACTATACTACTTGTTGTGAGGACTAATGTAGCTTCATCACTACCAACTCCTAAGGCATCTGCTGCTATAGTTACTGTCTCACCTACTATGTATCCGTTTCCTACATTGGTAATTACAATTGAAGTAATTGTGCTCCCTGCTACTATAACTGTTGCTTGACCACCATCACCATCAGTACCATTTAAAGCAATATTAAGATAAGTATCATCTGTAGCATTTGTAGGGTTAACAGTTAAATCACCAACTATATCTGCTGAAAATTTCAAATTTCCTCCAGAGTTATTTGTAACCACATCTAATGCTAAGTTAGTTCCAGTACCTGATGTTGTTGTAGCTACAGAACTAAAGGTACCTCCTGTACCACCACTACCTCCTGAAGTATAAGAACCAAATAAATCAGTACCTATTGGAATTTCTCCACTTTCTACTTCATTAGCTACTAATGATGAAGTTGCTGATGAAAAAGTACCTGATGCTACTCTAGTAACAATTAGTGATGTACCTCCGTTTTGGAAATAGTTAAAAGCTGAGATTGAAGTGAAGAAAGTATATTCATCCATTTGATTTACAGATCCACTTTCAAAAGTGGTACCAAAATTAGCTTGATACTCACTATACGTGGTAATAAGCTTTGGAATGTTAACTTGACCTTTTACGGTTGGTCCTACTATCGCTGCACCAGCTTGTATTGGTTGAGAAGTAATCTGGGATTGATCGTTTTCTCGTGCTAATACTCCTGGGGAAATTAATGTTTCTGCCATGTTATGTGATTGTTATATTTTTATAATAAATATATGAAAGTTTGTTAAAAAATTATTCTACTGGGGAAAATTCACCGCTTTCTAACGAAATGGTTCCATTTCCATATTTTTCTTCTAGTTCTTTTCCTAACTTTACTTCATCTGCTTTAATTGCGATTAAGTTAGATTTAATTTGTTCTTTCCTTAATTCGAGATTCATTATTTGAATCTCATTTTCTCCTAAAACTTCTACTAACTTTTTATATCTTTCTTGTATATTTGTTAGGGTTTTAATTTCTTCTTTTGTTAAAACTTTTTTTTTCATTTGTTATAAATATTAAAGTATTTATTAAAATTATTTTTTTAGTTGACTATCTATAGCATCAATTACTATATCAGGAGTTATTGATTTAGTACATTCAAACATTCTATTTGTATCTTTATAATCTGGACACCACTCCCAATCTCCAGCATCTAATCTTGACCTGTTAAAACATCCAGAGCATTTATTTTTTGGTGGAGATATTCTTTCACAATCTTCAAATTCACTATATGCTTCACTAAATCCAGAAATCATTACTACTGGTGTTTTTGAAGCCCATGCTAACCAGCTTAAACCACTTCCTATACCTATAAATGCTTTAGCATTCATCATGTCATTAGCTCTTTCACTTAAAGGGTAATCACCTGTTTTATCTATTACCCCTGTTAAAGTACCTCCTAATTTAGAATCATGCCATTTATCTCCTAAAGGTTCTTTTGTAATCATTACTACTTTATACCCTTTATCATTTAAATAATCTATAACTGTTTGCCAACCACCTTTATAATTCCAATACTTAGCATGAGCGGAACCATGGGGTGCTATAATTACATAATCACCTTCTACAGTTGATCCTGTGTTTTTAAATGTTAGTTTAGGTTTTACTTCTTTAGGTTCTAGTCCTAAAATACCATATGCTGCTCCTTGTAATGGGATTTTTCTGAAATCTGTGGGGTTTCTATCGTAATTAATACCTCCATCCTCATTGTAATGCCATCCTACTTCATACATAGCATATAAATTATTTACCGTGGTCCCAGGTTCTATAAATTTAATTTCAGGATAATTTTCTTCAAACATTTTATTATGGAAAGTAGATACTACTAATTCACATTGGTGTTTTTTTCTAAATTCTTCAGCATATGGGAACCATGCTATGGTATCACCTAATGCTTTTGAAGCAAAATGAATATAAACTTTTTTACCTTTAGCATTATATCTATGTTCTATTACTTCATTAGTATTTAAATCTGTTATTTTAATTAAAGAATCAATAAAATATGTTTTATTGGCTTTAGACCACATATTATTTGTTATCTCAGATTCATAAATTACTTCATTATTTGACTGATTGATTATTTCTATTTTATATTTTTTCTTTGATTTTCCTTTAATTTCAACTCTAGTCCCATTAATAAAATTAATAATAAAATTATTTTTAAGAGATAGAGGTTTTTTAGGAACTTTTACTAAGTTATTATATTCTTGAACTAAAATGTCTTTCATACTGTTTTATAAATTTTTATTAATTCTTTTGTTCTGTTTAACCATGATAAATTAGTAGAGGTTTTTAAACATTTTTCCCTATAACTAGACCAATCATTTAAAATATCTTTTAACCCTTTATCCATTTTAAATACATCACGAGGGGCTCTCCAACACCCATGTAAATCAACTTCCATTTCCCAATCAGCAATAACTGGTAAACCAGCAGCCATTGCTTCAACCATTGTTAAATTAGGATGTCCTGCTTCTAACATAGTAGGATGAAGAAAAATATCATGCTGGTGGTAGAGGTTTAATAATTCGCTATTTGGGGTATTAAATACTAAATTTAATTTAGGGTAATTTAAAGCCCAAAGGTTTTTATTGAAAAAGTTTTGATTATTTGTAGGTCCAGCTATAGTAATTTCTAAATTATTTAATGCTGCTAAACCCACTCCATATTGAAATCCTTTTCTATCAAATGCACGATCTCCCCCTAAACCATTATTAGCTAACATTAATAATTTTGGGTTTTTTGGGACTGGTTTATCAATAGGATAAAAGTCATCTATATTAACACCATGTGAAAAATAAACACATTTAGGGTGGTTGAAATAATCCACTAACCAATTAGCAGGCATTAAAGCTATTAATGAACCCTCAATGGCTTCTAAATTTTCTTTGTATACATGGGAGTCTTTACCATAATGTAAAACATGATGATCATGTAGTTGGTAAATGTAAGGAATACCTCTTTCTTTTAGATTATTTGCTAAATTAGCTACATGACAATGTACAATATCAAATTCTCCAGGTTGAATATTAGCAGTCATTTTGTGGGT